CTCTATATTGATATGAACTGTACCGAGTCAGCTAAAATTCTGGAACGGATTGCAAGTCATGAAAGATTGAGTAATGAGGTGAAGGTAGAACTTATTGACACTGTTCAAGAAGCAACACCTCACTGCGACTGGGACGCAAACGATTGAAGGAACGGAACACGGATCCCCGAAAGGGTTAAGGTGCAAAATCCATTCATTCAGGAGTTAACCAATGACACAGATCACTTATCGCGGCGTCAAGTATGACGCTGAGCAGTACAAAGCAAAGGTACTGGCAGACGCAACAGCAACTAACCGCTTCAATCTCATGTATCGTGGGATCAAAGTGGAGAAGAAAGTTGTGGAGGCATGACCATGGTAGTAGCAGAGATATCTGTTGCTATCGTAGCGGTACTATCTCTCATCTACGGAGAGATTCTTCTCCTTCATAAGATTGGAGGGTGAGTACGTGAGGATCAAGTTCAATCTTGAATATGATCTTCCGACGTACGACCCTGATAAACACGATCCAGACAAGACGTTTGCCTTTCTGACATATCGTGGAGTACATTATGCTAAGTGGGTTAACCTAAAACCAAGAGGAACTCACAGTTGGAGAATTACGAAGTGACAATTTAATAACCAGGGGACCTTAACGGTCCTCTTTTTTGTACTCTATATACTATGACCCCCGAGGTACAACCAATGAAAATCTTTCTCGACAGTAGCGATGTTGATGAAATCCGTGAGGCAGTAGACACAGGACTGATTGATGGTGTCACTACCAACCCTACACTGATGCTTCGCTCAGGTAGGGATCCAATGGATGTTCTTGCAGAGATTACAGAATTGTTTCCGTGGACTGCATCGGTGTCAGCAGAAGTCTCTGGTGAAACATGGGAAGAGATGTTGGAGATGGCGGATGACTACATCCAGATCGCTCCTAACATTACTATCAAAGTCCCATGCACAGTTCAAGGACTCAAAGCATGTAAGAACTTGTCCGACGATGACATTGCTACCAATGTCACGCTAGTCTTCTCTGCTGCTCAGGCAATCCTTGCTGCAAAGGCAGGTGCAACATATGTGTCTCCTTTTGTAGGTAGGATGAATGACAATAGTGTCAGTGGTGTAGAACTTATTCGTGCTATCTCTGGTGTGTACCAGGTGCATAGAGCGGAGACACAGATCCTTGCTGCATCTCTCAGAGATGTTCATCATGTATCTCGTTCTCTCTTGTATGGTGCTAACGTAGTGACACTACCTACCAAAGTATTCTGGAAGATGTACGATCATGTACTCACCAGAGAAGGGTTGGCACAATTTGATAAAGACTGGGCACAAGTTATGGAGGCACAACATGTCGATGAGTGAACCGATCACAGTTGAAGACTACAAGAATGTAGCAGATGAGTTCTTCGCGAAGTATAACTTCGTGGTAGAACGTCTTGGACCTGGACCGACTAAGGCAGAAGACGTGCTGAAAGTAATGGAAGCAATGACTGGTGCCGTAATGAAGGAAAGGATCAAAGAAAAAGTAGGACCTTTTGGATTTAACAAACAGAATGAACTATCAAAAAGTGAAAGCGATTGCCCACAACCTGAAACTGCTAGCGCAGAGTCTTGAAGACGCAATCAAAGAAGATGTAGACGCATACAAATCCCAAAGCATTCCTCATCCTCGTATCGGTTATAGATATGATGATGACGATGATGGGTACGCTGATTGAAACCACAAAGTGCAAAAGCAAAGGGACGTAGGTTCCAACAATGGGTTCGTGATATGCTGATTGAACACCGAGGCATCCATCGAGAGGACATTGAGTCTAGATCGATGGGTGCTGGTGGTGAAGATCTGATTATGGCAAGAGATGCCAGACAGAAGTTCCCATTTAGTATCGAGTGCAAGAACGTAGAGAAATTAAATGTCTACGATGCATACGATCAAGCGTGTGCTAACGCAGGGGAGCACACACCAATACTCTTCATGAAGAAGAACGGTAAGAAACCCCTTGCAGTTGTTGATGCTGAATGGTTTATTAAACATGTTCACAATCCCGATTGAATCTTTCCGTGTTCCTGACTGGGACAAATGGAAACCTATCATCATGGAACAGTGCAATGAGAATAGTCCTCAGGCACATATCACTGGCGGACGTGTCAATGTCCACGAGATGGACACTGACTATCACGACCTGGTGATGGCAAAGGCAATGCCAAAGTATTACTGGACAGTCCTGGACGCTCTGGAACCTATCCTGGATGAGATGCAGACTGACTATCCCCTAGACATTAGGAACATCGTTGCCATGTGGCACCAGACCACAAAGAATGGTAAGTTCCATGGCGTACACAACCACGGTCCAGTGGGTATCACTGCTGTACTCTACGTGGACTTCGATCCAAAGGTACATAAGGCGACCACGTTCTTCGCACCCTTCCACAACTACATCAATGGTGAGGTTGTAGATTATATTCCTGAGGTACAGGAAGGTGACGTGGTGTTCTTCCCGTCCTATCTACCCCACATGCAGGAACCTAACTTCACTGACAAGTCTCGTACCATCATCTCGTTCAACATCATGGGTAAGGAGATGGTTCCTCACAAGGTCACACCCCGCATACAAATCCAACAAAACCCCTTGACAGGGGACTGACGCTGCTATATATTAGTAGAGTTCTGGACGACCAACCTCATGGATGACTATCTTGATTCAGATGACTTCTCTCTACTTGAAGTCCTGATTGATGAACTCCATGACCACATGGAACAGGGTGCAGAGGATGCTGCCCGCGTTGTAAATGATAAGATCAACTCAATCTATGAACTATCGTGATCGCTATGTAACTGTTGACCTGAACGACGATGAGTATGATCAGATCAAAAGACTCCTTGCACCATACCAGAACTATGACAGAACCACTATCGAGAACGTCCGTGACTGCGAAGTATCATTCGTAGAAAACCAGGCGCTCTATGATATAGTTTTGTCTTACGCTTCAAGAGTAAACGAAGCAGCAGGGTGGAACTTCGATATAGATTTCGTAGAACCACTACAATTAACCCAGTACAAGAAAGGAAACAACTATGACTGGCATCAAGATGAATCAGAATGGCATTGGAACAAGAGACCCACTAACAAGATCCGTAAGATCTCGTTCACTCTCTTGCTAAACGATGACTTTACAGGTGGAGACTTCCATCTGATTAGTCAACCAGTCCCAATGACACCAGGTCAAATGATTTTCTTTCACTCAGATGATATACATAAAGTTGCCCACGTAGAACAGGGCATTAGAAATTCTCTCGTCGGTTGGATTCAAGGTCCCGCCTGGCGTTAACTCTCTTGGGACAGTAGCTCAGCGGATAGAGCAACTGCCTTCTAAGCAGTCGGTCGTAGGTTCGATTCCTACCTGTCTCGTTCGGGAGATTAACTCAGCGGTAGAGTGGTTCCCTTACAAGGAATAAGTCACTGGTTCGATCCCAGTATCTCCCACTCGGTCACTTGACCGACCACAGTAGAATAGGAGGCGATCATGACGATCCAATCTAAGTTTGCAGACAGTCTGCAAATTCTTCGGGACGCTGCTAACGGGGATGTATCCCTGGAAGAGTACCCAGGTTTATTCAACAGAGTCTTTCGGTTTTACGAGAGTAAAGGAGTTCGATTCTGGGGAATAGATTTAGAAGAAGATTACGCCTACCTTATTGATCACCTAGTCGCAGACAACGTTCTTGCATAATGAAGTTAAACCCTGAGCCAATACTGTACGATGGTCGATTAGCACATCCCAGAACAGATTTCATCTACATGGAAGACATTGATGAAGGGGTAGTTGACGGCATCGTTGATTTTTATAATACTCAAACCATATTTGAGAAGTGGCCAGGGGAAACCATTGACGACAATGGTGGCGGAATGGTAAACCCTAAGATCAAAGATTCCTTAGACAACCCTGTCTTCATAGGTATCACTGATCCTAGGGTTCGTGACTTCACTGGGGAAGTGAACCGTGTGATGTCTAATTACGTGGACCGCTTCCCTCTTTGTGCAAAGACAAACGTCTGGAAGATGGAGGAGTTCTTCAACCTCCAATACTATAAACCTGGTGGTGGTTACCACCTCTGGCATTGTGAACGTCAGTCTAGTTCTCGATCCAACACATACAGGCACATGGTTTGGATGACCTATCTAAATACTGTACCTGACGGAGGAACCGAGTGGTTCCACCAGGATCTCTACGTTCCCGCCAAGAAAGGAAGAACTGTAATCTGGCCTGCCGACTGGACCTTCCACCATAGGGGTCGCAAATCAGACACATCAGATAAACTAATCGCAACGGGGTGGTATCATTTCCTTTAACCTGCTATTATATGCCTAGGTTATCCCACCGATACATGAAACCCATTGTTCTCCTAGAACGATTCCCCTATCGCTACGTCGAAGCAGGCATCCTAGACAACGGTACGCCTGACTATCGCATTCAAAAAATCGATTCCTATACTAACAAGTATAAGGACATGTACCTCTGTGACAATGCCATGCAACTGGACACTGCCATGGAGGACTTTGAGTATACAAAATGGCTTGACCCAGCAGGAGTTCCCTGCTATGTTCGAGACCGTGTTTCTAAACCACATAACGATACTGATTCATGACACGTCCTACTTTTGACGCTGCTGTTGTCGCACTCCGTGACGCACTCAAAGCAGCAATCGATGACCCTACCTTCGACAGGAATGACCTGGGCGAAGTCTGGCGTCACTATCAAGGTCTCCAAACTATCACAGAGCGTATCCCAGGGGGCGCTCAGAGCGTCTTCAACACCTCTAACACTGGTGCTCTGGACTTCGGTGCTCTCGGCAGTGAGTTTTATGGTAACGTCGCTGCTGGACCCGTGGACAACATCTCTATCTCCACCGCTGGACAGGACGTAATTACGTTCTCTTGACAAAAGTTAACATTGTCTATATAATAGTACAGTGTTGCATTTCTTAACAATCATGACAGTAACTACTAACGAGCACGGACAGATCAATATGTTCGCCCGTGAACCTCAGATGTATATCGACAGGACCGAAGCAGAACGCTACGGTTATGAGACATATGCAGAGAGGGCAGAAAAACTCAATGGTCGCACTGCTATGCTTGGTTTTATTGCTGCCGTGGTGTCTTATGCCACCACTGGTAGTTTGTTCTTCTTTGGCGCATTCGGAATTTAATTATGCAGTTTACACAAGAGCAGCTTTGGTCTACAATGTCTGATCTTGGATGGGATGTTTCTACCGAGAAACTTGAAATTCAGGTCGGTGGAACCTCTGTCTATGAGATTGATGGCGCTGGTACTAAGTGGGCACCTCTCAAAGGTACTCGCAAGTACAATAAGGACGCCTTCATCGTGATCAAAAACATGTCCCGTGAAACTTTTGAACCTTCTAAAAATGACGCAAGTACCTGACGTAACTTTTAAGTATAGGAGAGGAAAGGACTGGGTTGATATTGATAGTACAACCCTGTTCGCTAACAAGAGAGTAGTAGTGTTTGCACTTCCTGGTGCATTCACTCCTACTTGTTCTGAGAAGCAACTCCCTGGATATGAATCTGCATATCCTGAATTCATGAAGTATGTGAACGACGTTTACTGCCTGTCTGTCAACGATGCATTCGTTATGGATGAGTGGTTCGGTTCACTAGCAATCAAGAATGTGAAACCTATCCCTGATGGTTGTGGTGAGTTCACCTATGCCATGGGTATGTCAGTTAACAAAGCGAACCTTGGATTTGGTTTCCGATCCTGGCGTTATGCTATGGTTGTGACCAACGGATCCATTGAGCAAATCTTTGAAGAACCTGGACGGATTGGTAACTGCCCTTCCGATCCTTACGAGATGAGCACACCTGAAAACGTACTAAAATGGTTGGAGGAAAACCACAATGACTGAACAAGCAGAAAGAATCAACGGATGGGCAGCAATGCTCGGAGTCATCGCTGCCATTGGTAGTTATGCTACGACAGGACAAATTATCCCTGGCATCTGGTAACTAAATATCTGTGCGATTGACGCACAGGCATGGATAGGTACGCACTAGAATTTAATATCGATGGTAAGTGGATCAGACTGGTTCACTATACAGGTCTAACAAAACAACGAGCAGAGTTCCTAATGTATCTCTGTCAACGCATGTCTACCTATCCTTCCTACTCAAATAAACAACTACGTTGTGTATCACTATGAATGACGATTGGAGATACAACCCAGAGCGCCTAGATGACAGGCGCTTTTGTCTTGCTGCCCTAGTTTTTTCTGGATGTCAGATCGACAGGCAGGTCTATGAGTTCTGTCATAACTTCACGTCAAGTGGAGAATGCCAAGGACTGCTTCAAAAGTTTGAGGGCGACAAGGCATCACCCGAAGCGTTCACTGCTGTCTACGAGGCATATCTCTCCTATCGACAAGAGGTTTTAGGTCTTGACAGGGAGTGAGGTTTCCCGTATTATAAATAAATGATGCGTTACACTTCGTAACCATTCACGACGCCTCACCGAGACTAAACAGCGTCGGTAAATAACAGTCTCTCATACCTCGTCTTAGGGTGGCGAAGGAATAGTAACTCCACCATGTCCCTGATGGTCTTACTTATTTAATTACAATGTCAAGTTCAACTCTGTCACGCCAGCAAGGCGTGTCTAACTGGGAATCATTCTGCGAATGGGTCACAAGCACTAATAACCGTCTCTATGTCGGTTGGTTCGGTGTCCTGATGATTCCGACACTACTCGCTGCAACAATCTGCTTCATTACTGCCTTCGTGGCAGCACCTCCTGTCGATATCGACGGCATCCGTGAACCAGTTGCAGGTTCACTCATGTATGGTAACAACATCATCTCTGGTGCAGTTGTTCCTTCTAGCAATGCTATCGGTCTTCACTTCTACCCCATCTGGGAAGCAGCATCTCTCGATGAATGGCTTTACAATGGTGGTCCTTATCAACTCGTAGTCTTTCACTTCCTCATTGGCGTCTTCTGTTACATGGGTCGTGAGTGGGAACTGTCCTATCGTCTGGGTATGCGCCCTTGGATCTGTGTTGCTTACTCCGCTCCCGTCGCTGCCGCATCGGCAGTCTTCCTGGTCTATCCT